CTGGGTAGCTATGTTTTAGTCCTGGGTATGACCATCTCAGGCCAGGGTGATCCTGATGCAGTGACAAAGGTGATGGAGCAGTTCAGCATCAATTATGCGATGCTTATCATCTTAGGCTTCTATTTCGGTGGCGGCGCTGTCGAAGGCTTCTTGGATAGGAAGAAGAAATAATGGCTGAGTCTTTAATGAAAAAAAATAAAAACCCATACAAAAAATACATGGGATTGTCTTGGATGAAGAGAGCCTTGAATCCAAACACGCCAACAACTGAAAACAACAAAACTATATTCACGGAATCAACCGAATTCCAAGGCAAAGAGATCCTTTACCCCACAGTCAGAATGATTGATGGGAAGCTGACCGAGCTGAGTAGCAAGAAAGCATTCGATATAGCAGTAAAAAACAAAGACTTCATTATCTTTCAGGATGGGCAATCTGCAAATAAATTTGCAAAAGGGCTGACAGATTACATATCAGCTTTAAGGAAAAAATAATGGCTAGATCGTTGATGCGGAAGTTCCGCGAAGTCAAAAAGAAAGATGGTGTCCCGGTCAAGTATACTGCTGGTGCTGCAAACCCAGAAGCCAGGAGAGCAGAGATCAAGCGAACAGCGGAGAAGTATCGTAAGGGTACGCTCACCAAAGAGGAGATGGACCGCATCTCTAAACAAAGGAGTAGATCGTAATGGCGACGTACAAAGGGGTCAGCTCAAGATTTTCTCGGTCCACAATGGAGAAGGTCTACAAACGTGGGCTTGGGGCGTACTATTCGGCAGGGTCAAGACCAAAGGTTTCAGCACACCAGTGGGCAATGGGGAGACTCAAATCATTTGTTACAGGCAAGGGTGGTGCGCGTAAAGCAGATAAAGATTTACTGAACAAGTGACGAGGTTTGCGGATATGGATGTAGACAAACTGAAAGACCAGTTGATTCTACACGAGGGATTGGAGCTAAAAACTTACCAATGCAGCGCAGGGTATATAACGCTCGGAGTCGGGCGCAACGTCGAAGAGTTAGGCATCACAGAAGACGAAGCCAGATATCTCCTGGACAACGACATCCTGAGGGTCAGCAAGGAACTGGACAACGCGATGCCCTGGTGGCGGGACATGAGCGAGGTGCGACAGAGGATAGTGGTTGACATGGTGTTCAACCTTGGAATGAGTCGTTTCCTCAATTTCAAAAACGCCATCAACGCCATGCAAGAGGAAGATTGGGAGGAGGCTGCTGCTCAGATGTTAGACTCTAGGTGGGCAGACCAGGTAGGCCAACGAGCCCACCGTCTTGCAAAGGCAATGATTGAGGATGAGTTGGAGGTTTAGATGCCAGAAAAACTAGAGCGAAGCCTGATGGCCCAGGCTAGAAAGAAGGGGCTGAAGGGTAAAGAACGAGACAGATACGTCTACGGTACGTTGCAGAAGATCGCTGGGCCAAAGGAGTCTGACAAAGCATCTAAGACGGGTAGCGTAAGGCGTGGCTAAGACTCCTGCATGGCAGCGCAAGGAAGGTAAGAACCCCAAGGGTGGTCTTAACGAGGAGGGTCGCAGATCCTATGAGAGAGAAAACCCAGGTTCTAATCTGAGACGACCGATCAAGTCGGGCGACTCTCCACGCAGAGCAAGTTTTCTTGCGCGTATGGGCGCAGCTAGAGGCCCAGAAAAGAAGGATGGGGAGCCAACCAGGTTACTTCTCTCACTCCGAGCTTGGGGTGCAAGTAGTAAAGCGGATGCCAGAGCAAAAGCTCGGGCAATATCAAAACGAAACAAAGCAAAAGCATGAGGTGATTTATGCCAAGTCATTACGGAAAGGGCTCAGGAATGAAGCCAAAAGGTTCGCAAATGTCAGCCATGAAAAAGGCTAGAGAGAAGAACAGAGAAAAGATGGGCGGTGCTAAATCGCCCATGAAAAAGATGAAGTAATCAGAAGTAAACATCCTGCACAATCGTCATCTTGCGTGGCTTTCGTTTTGTGAGTTTTGGTTCCTCGCAAGTTTTTATGAAGGTTGGTGGCACATTGTGCTGAACCCTCATTTGCTTGGCTGTCTTTTTGATCTCCATGAAGACTTGATGCCTGGCTTCGTCTATACGCCTTTCGATCGTCCGCTCTAATTGTTCGACTTGGGACTTGATCCAGCTGCGGAGTTTTGATTTTTTCTTTTTGAAAACAGAATCGAAAGACTGAGTTTTTGGATCAATCTTCCGATTCGTTCTTCCTGTTTTCTTGCCAACCACTATCTTTTGAACCTGTCCCACGAGTTTCCTGTGCTAAGTGGGTTTGTTGCTGGTTGAGCGGTCTTGTCTTTGTCGTTGATAAAGACCTTTGCGTTGAGAGCAATCGGCCACTGCCGAGCCTCTCCCTGGCTCTTCTCTTTGATCGTGACCTTGAGGTTGGCCCCTACGCTCCGTAGTGTGTCTAAGGCTTCCTCGATTGCTTCCTGCTGTGAGACTTGCATCGGGGCATAACGCCCTGTCTGCTCATCGTAAGGGGTCTTGACCTCAAACCAGGCGCTTACTTGATACTCTCTGCCTTTGCTCACGCCAACCTCTTGTTCTCTAAGCGGCTGCATTTTGCTGTTACTAAAGTGTGGGTATGCCATAACTTTCTCCTAAAATGGGATTTCGTCTTTTGAATCAAGTGGTGGAACTGCTGGCAGTGGATCAGGCTCTGTGCCATGTGTCTCTGCAACAGGCATTTCTGACTTACTGAGCTGCTTGCTTTTCTCGTCCAACGCATTTGTGACCATCATCACAAGGGTTTTATTGGATGCCGCCAATGACTCCAGTTTTTTCTCATTCTTCACTGTCCACAAGTGAATCTGACCAATTTTGGTCATCGCATGAATTTCTTCACAGGCTTGCTTTGCAAATTGCGTTTGGATTTCTGCGTTGGTTGGTGACGGTGATTTATTTACAGGCTTTGGTTTTGCCCCTTGCTGGTGCGATACGGTCTGTTTAGGTGCATCATCATCCTGCTGTGCGATACCAAGGCAAGCGGCTAAGGCATATCTCCTGGCGTATGTAATCGTAGTTCCTGCCTGTTGAGGCGCTGACATATTGCTGCTTATCTCTTGTGGCAAGGAAAGCATTGACTCGATGTACTCACCGGATTCATGCATTAAGATCGTAGTAACCGAAACGCCTTGAGCGCTCGACCCAAGCATCTGACAGACAGAAAGCTTGTTGTTACCTAAAGGAATTTTGATAGCGTTCAATATATTTGCCAGATCAGCATATTTATATTTGTGACCCTGGCTATCTTTAGTTGGATTCTCCACCTCTGCCTGGAACTTACTCAATGCTGCGGCTAGTTTACCGATACTCTCTGATCTATTCGCATTACTTTGTGCTTCGTTCATTTTATCCCCCAAATTCTCTTTGCTTCTTCAATAACACCAGGTGGCTCAGACCACGAGATGTGATCAAAGTCGGGAGCCTGGCTCAGTAATAGTGATTCCTTATCGGTATACGCTTTTAGATTGTTCTCGATTGCTCTGTGATGGACCGACATCTTCTGACAACACTGCTCCAAAAACTCAGGTTGGAGCTCTTCACAGTTGTCTTGGTTGAAGATGGCATATCCATCCTCATTCGCGTACAACAGCCACACAGGCTTCCTGCCGTTGATGTACCAACCACCCGCAACCTGGAAGACGTTGTTGATGGTGAACATTCCATCCAAGGTTTTTGGCAGTGACGCTTTGCGCTTGCCAGACCTGGCACGAGCGTCCTGTGTAGGCCATTTGGTTTTAAGATCGCCAACGCCTACATAATCAGGACGGTTGATATGAGGTAGCTCGTTATCAAAAAGGCAGCCTTTGAGCTCACTTTCGCCAACGATCTGCTGTCCTGACATCACCTCTCGCAGTCCTTCAACACTGGAACGGATGGTGTCTGTCAGCACTTCAGCGCAGATCTCCCAATCTCTAGCGTCCTTGCCGTCATCCCAGGTGCGTATTGTATGACCGTGAAATTTTTTTAAAGCAAGATCGTAGGTTTCCGCTGGATCTTCTTGTTTTATAAGGATTTCATCACACGCCCACTGCACCACAGTGCCAGCCCACATCTTGCTGTTTGAGCTTTCGTTGTGTCTGTGATCTAGCCTGTTGATCGTTGCCCAAGCATCCTCAAGGTCGTGATCATCGACTGATGTCCTGGTGATATCCCAAGCTTTTGCAACAAGCGGTCTGACATGGCATTTGTCGAACAATTCTTTTGCGGGCTCAGCACTCTTACTATTCTTGTGATGATAGTAGTGATGCCTCAACGCCCAATCAGGTGTAGTCATCTTCTGCTCCCCCATAGTGGCCCACAGGTTACGTCAACCATGATCGATGACGGAACCCCGTTGATCTTGCGTTTACCCCAGATCGGTATCGCTCTCAGACCTGATGACTCGCATTCCTTGATAGCGTCGATTGTTTCTTGGCGAGACATCCGAAACACCTCAGACTGCAGGGTCAGTGACTGACCAGGCATCTGCTCAAGCACAGATACCTGTTCAGTTGGCTTGATCGTTTGGCTGCTACATCCGACAACAGATAAACACAAAAAAATTAAAAGCTTTGTTTTCATTTGATTCCTCCCTCAAGATCAGCGATACGCTGACCCAACCAACGCATGACAGGGACTGCCATGCTATTTCCCATCGCCTTATAGCGACGGTTATCCGGTGCGGTCTTGCCGCGCCACGGAATATTTGTGTAGTCGTCGGGAAAACCCTGTAACCGTTCGACTTCAATCGGTGTCAATCGACGCACCAGTTTTTCTGTTGCGACGGTGTGCGTTGACCCCGATGCATCCAAAGTATGAGTTCTGTTTTCTTGGATACCCCAACCATTAGATTTGGTGTGACAGGTTTTCACGCCATACGCAACGGCAGGAGGAGCACCGCCCCAACTGCCACTTACCTTGACCGTCGGTGCTACATTCTCAAACACGTCAGGTACAGACATATTTGAACTGAACGAGACCAATGGCACATTGTTGCCACCTGTTCCCCATTTGGTTGTGACGGTCTGACACACCTGTCCTAGCTCTTTGACCCTAGAATCAGCGTGATGGCATTCGTAAACGACCGTGTTGAATCCATCTGCCCTGCTGTAATCGTTACAAGTGGTTTGCAAAGTTGCGGCTACGTCACTTTCTTGATTGCCCGCAAAGCATTTGACAGTGTTGTTGGTAAATTTTTGCCTCGCTTCTCCGCCCTTCTCAGAATTCCCTCTGCTGCTTTCTGGCTCAAACAATATTTGTCGGATATGCTCTGGCTGTCCTGAAGCACATCCAACAAGAAAGACTCTACGTCGTCTTTGGGGGACTCCAAAGTATTGTGCGTCAAACACACGCCATCCAAAAACATACCCGAATTGAGCCATCGCCCCTGTGATGGAACCAAAGTCCCGTCCTCCATTAGACGACAAACATCCTGGGACGTTTTCCCAGATGAAGTATTGGGGGCGCAACTGCTCAACCATTCTGCAAAACGTGAGAGCAAGATTGCCTCTGTCGTCGCTGAGTCCTTTTCGCAATCCTGCGACGGAAAAAGACTGACAAGGTGC